TTGCATATAAACATAAGCACAGTTTTTAAAAATGTGGGTGTTTGGCACTGAGGTCGTGTTTAGTTGTGCTTGTGCAAATCCATCTACTGCTGTTTGTGTTCCATCGTGAAAAGTAAATCGTATCAATGCCCCAGATCCTAAATTATTTGGGTTATCAGAATTTTCAAAGAAATTAGCTGTAACAGTATGAACAGTTTCACTATTTATAGATGATGATGAAGTTTCAGATCCTAAAGCTAAAGCCTTATCGTTAATAAATACTTTTTGTAGGCTATCTATAGGATGACCTGCTAATACAGTAAATATGTGTAAAACGGAGTTATCTGTTCCAGATGTTTCTATTTGAGTAAAAGTTCCACCTACCCTGCATTGACCATAAACAATCTGTCTTGGGGCAGTAGGATTTTTTGTACTAACTTTAGTTCCAAAGTTGTCGCCTAATCCAGAAGGAAGTTTTTTGGCGGTCATCATGGATATGCCTGTAGAAACAAAAGCCATAGTTGCAGCAAAGGCTATAGCTGCCCCTGCTGTTCCCTGTGTAAGACCAAATATTGCGGGAGCTGCTAAACCTCCTGTTCCGCCTGAAGCAACTATTATGCCTACTACTGCTGCTGCTAATATAGCTGATTTTGCTGCTTTAGCCATCTATTCTCCATACCTTCTTAGCTACATGATTATCTCGGTATGCGTAGCCATAATCTGTAATACAAACAATAAGATTGCCTGTGCAAACTCCCATCAATTCTTCAAAGTTATTTTCGCTATCTTCAAGTAAGACAATATCTCCTGCTGTAATAAATGCTTTATCTAAAGTAGAAAGACCTGCTTTTTTAAGGTACTTACTTGCGACCTCTTTTAAGGTTTTACCATTCTCCTTGATAAACATAAGAGCTTCTTTTTTATTAGACCAACTTTTTTTGAGAATCTGCTCTCCTGTCATGGCTTCTATTGCGTCAATGACTAAAGAACAACAATCCCATTTGCCCCATTTAAATACATGGTCTTGCTTATTTTCTAAGAAGTTAAACAACAACATTTCCCACTGTGGTAATTTTTTAATCACTTCATTACTCCACCAACACCATCGTCTATACCACCAGGTCCTCCTGATGATCCTCCACCCCCACCAAATGTTCCGCTTGTAGAGGTTGTTCTGCCCCATAGGACTTCTTGATCTGCTAACTTAAGAACTCTATTAAAAGCTGTATCAGTTGTTCCTCCAGCAACAAACTTCTGTGATTCTTTGTTGTATCGCAGCATTGATGCTTTTTCCAAATCAATAAGACGATTTTCTGCATTAACTGTGACAGTAGAACCAGTTGTATCGTCAGATATGTTCATAGATGTCATTCTTCCTGTAAAAGCATTCATTACTCCTTTTACTTCATTTGTACCGCCATCTAAAAAACCGAAATGCACGATTAGCTTTCTATTTTGAAAATTTTCACTTAAAGCGTAACTTAGAACTGTTTCGTCCATACCTGATAGAGAAACAGTAATACCATTTGTTTTCATCTCTTTGGTTTCTTCAAATCCACTGACTGCCAACAAAGTACCTGCCCCTGTGTAAGTTTCGCTATCTATCGTTATGTCGTCTATACCAGACCAAACCAATATATTCCCTGAATCAAAGAATCCTTTGACTGCAATGAAAGGAAAAACATTTTCTTCTGATAAAGCACTGACTATAGATGAATCAAGACCTTGTCTTGTAGCCATTTAGATTTTCTCCTGACAACTAAAGGAGATCCGATATATTGAATTCCTATCTGCAGACCAACTTATTTGATTGTCAATTAATCTGAAAAGACCTTTGGGTGAACTAAATTTGACTAGGTTGTTATCTGCTAAAGCTGATCGTAATTTAGGCTCTACCCCTACTGCAAACTTATTAGCTCCTCCACCTACTGCTGTTTCTGTTGCAGCCTCAGTTACCAAAAGAAGTTGTACAGGTTGACTTGTTGTAGTTGTACCGCCTAAAACACCTAAATAATCTCCAACAGCTATTGTGCCTGCAGCAGAGTTACTAGTAGCTAAAAGCGATAAGCCTTGTGATCCTTTTATGTTTTGTTGAACTTTACAGCCAGAAGTCCCTGTTTCGCCTGTAAGCGTTGAGTCCACAACCACGACTGTATTGCTTGTCACTGTCGTTATTTTATGTGTTCCGTTGTTTGCTTCGTTGTTTGCTCCTGTCACAACTATGTAGTCACCTACTATTGCATTGGCAAATGTAGAAGCTCCTGCAGTTATTGTGCTTCCAGAAAAGGTCAAAGCGACATTGGTGTTAGATATTCTAGCGTTTGCTTTCAAATCATCAGCATCGTATGTACCTGTGTTAGATAAAGCGTCTGGATCTGCAAACTTAAAAACATTTGCTGTGCCTTTAAGTCTTGAAAGAAACGACTGCCAATTTACAGCAGTAGATCTATTCATAGGTGGCAAAGTTACATCTGCAGACCAAAATACATTGTCAAACTCTTGCGTTTTTTGTTGACCAGAAAAAGGACTAATGGTTTGTCCTATTGTTCTTACTAAAGTAAATTCACTAGCTAAAAAATTAGGTGTTGTAGGCATAGTTAGTTCTTTGCTCATCGCATCCCTCTTCTAAATGAACCACCCCTCATGTTTGCTTCTAAGACAGCAGCTTTAGATACATCTGCTATTTGTGGCAACATCTTTGTTATCTCTGCTTTTACTGTTGGTACGACTCCTGTGCTAAAGCTAATGTTTTGCACAACAGAAATACCGCCTCCACCTAAAGCAGATTTAGTGTCAGCATTATTCATAATGTTTCCTGCTGAGTGTGGGACAAAAAGCTCTGGACCTCTTTCTCCAACTAGCATAGGTCTGCCATGACTTGCTCTTCCTCCACCTGCTGATCCTGTACCTGTAGTATCTGTACCTAAAGTAGGAAATATACCTTTTAGAATAGGTTCAACAACCTGCAGTCTTATAAATGTAGCTATAATTTCTGACACTATGCTTTTTGAGAAATCAGAAAAAGAGGAAAGAACATTTTTACCTTCCAACAAAGCGTTTGCAAAGTCTCTTGAAAGGTTTTGTCCTGCTTCTAAAATTACTTGATCCAACTCTCCCATAGCCTCTGTTGCTGTTTCTGTTTTATCTGTGAAGTCAGGCAAAAGTCTTACTTGTTCGCTTAAGGACGCTTCCATTGACTCGCCTTGTAACTGTATAAATCTTCCTAAATCTGTTTCAAGTGTTGTAAATTCTGCAAGTTTTCGCCTCCTGTTAATAGTACCCATTTTTTTTATAGTTTCGTCAATTCTTTGACTTAGAATTTCTGTTGTTTCTTCTGGAGTAGCATCTGTCCCTGCTATGTCTTGTGCTGTAAATGCATTATTTCTCAGCCTAATCATTCTTGCTAAACTACTTGCTAACTCGTTCATTTTATCTGCAAGATTACCTAAAAAATTACCTAAACCACTTTCAAATATAGTGTTTCCTAACTCTTTAAATGCAATCGTCATATTGGATGCCTTTGTAGAAAGGTTATCCATCTTTTCTACCATTGCTCCACCGAACCTTTGTTGCATACCTGCAATCAAAAGATCAACCATTTGAGCAGCTCCTTCTGCTGTTTGTCCAAATTTAGATAACTCAAGCCTTGTTACACCCAACGCTTCTGTAAGTATTTTTGTTGCAGGAATACCTCTATCATCAAGTTGGTTTATTTCTTCCAAACCTAATCCACCTGCAGCAGACCTTGAAACAAGTCTTACCATAGCCTGAAATGCCCCTAATTGATCAACAGAAGTTGATGCTGTATCTGCAAAGGTTTGCAACATATCGTTACTAGGCTCAATACCTGCTCCTTTAAGTTGTATGAATGCTCTAGAAACATCCTCTATCTGAAAAGGAGTCGTTTGGGCAAAAGTAAGAATTCTATTTAATGCTCCTTGTCCTGCATTGATAGAACCAAAGACTGTATTAAGTGAATCCCTTAAATCTTCAAATTCAGAACCTACCTGTGCTACACCCCTTACAGCAGCTATAGATCCTAGACCAGCAACAACAGCTCCTAACAATGGAATTAATCTTCCTACGGAAGCTATCATTGGCACAAAAGCTCCTCTACCTGCTTGTGATGTTCTACCTAGAGTACCTTCAATATTACGCAGTTTAGCGTTGAGATCTTTGGTATCTGCTTTTATCTCTACAATTAATTCGTCAACTGTTTTAGCCATTAGTCAGGGTATAACTCCATAAGTTCTTCTAATTCGTTTTTGGTCATTGGTTGTTCGGATTCGGTTGTGTGAAACTCTTTAAAGCCTCTGATAGCAGCATACATTTCAATAGGCGATAGATCCCAAAAATCTTTTGGTCGCATCGCCATAGTGCCAAGACAGATTTGCATAAACCTTGACCAACTGATAGCTTCATCAGTTATGCTACTTGCTGAGACTTTCCCTCTTCTTCTCCGTCTGGATCGCTTAAGGTTTGTGCCAGAAGTTTTGCTACTTCTGTACTAGCAGCGACAATGCCTATGTCACTGATTATCTTACCGACTTTTTTATCATCAAAATCATTACCGCCACCTCTGAGTGCAGCTTTCAGAACAACGATAAGTTCTCTTAGCCTGACATCAGCTTGAGCAATACGAGAAGCGAGTTTGAGAATGCCAGAGTCTAGTTCATCTTCTATGCGAACTAGAGCATCTATATTAAGCCGAGCTTTATAGGTTTCTGAACCTAGAGTGATTTCTATTTCACCCCTTAGTGGATTCGTCATTTGACTTTGCTCCTGAACTTCCTTTTGGAAGCTCTAATGTTAAATAAATAAGATCGTCCCTTTCATCTACAGTTGACTCTAAAACTTTGTAAGTTTTGCCATCAACCTCAACTTCGGAAACATCTTTACCTAATTTATTTGGGGCAGACAGAACACCATCATCAAGACTAGCTTGTATAGTGTCCTTGCCCTTTTTTATTTCTACAGTCTTAAACATATTACGCTGCTGAGAATGTGATTGCCCCACTAGATTCTAGTGTGACAGAATAAGTAGCTTCCCCATTGAACTCACCTGCAAACTCTAAAGAAGTTACTTGAAAACTTCCTGTGTAAGTTCCTAAATCAGGAATTACAAAATCGTAAGTATTAAAAACAGCC